TTTGATCCTTTGTACCACCTCTTCACGTCCGTATGTGAAGGTCCGTTGAGTGTAGCGTTTGGCTTGCTTTGCAAAGGCTGCTTGGGTCGGGATCTGCGGTTTCAGCCGCTCCGGTGCAGCCGGTGCCAGTTCATCAAAGGCGTTCGAGTCCAAATAAGACTTGGTTACGTTCGCAGCGTGGTCAGCGATACGCTTAGATTGCGCCTCGATGTGTCGATGAAACTGGTCTGATAGCCCCTGCAATTGGTAGATCTTGGCACCGGCGTCTTTAGGTACGCTTGGCAAAGCCAATGTCCCCTGTCGAGCCTTCAAAACGCCGAGTTCCCGGAGCTGAGAGGCGCTACCCTTAATAGCCAGTCGGTTAAGGGCATAGCGGATAGCCCCGGCGTATTCGTCAACGTACCTATCGCGCAGGTTCTGTGAGATCCGTGTTACGCGGGCCGGGTCTGATACACCGGCTGTCAGCCTCACGTATTCGTCACGGTGCTTTCGTGCGATCTTGCGCATCTCTGAGCCAATCTCGTTGTTACTTTCCATCACCCATTTACGCAGCCGCTCCGGGTCGTAGTTCGAGAGGGTCAGAGGCAGCTTCATAGGCTTGAATAGCCCTAGCCGGATAGCCTTTTCAGCGTCCGTCTCAGAGGGGGTGCCTTTTTCGTGCTGCCTCTGACCCTCATGAGAAGCCTCTAGCGGGGAACCCCCAGTAGCTTCACCGCTCCCCTGATTAGGGTCCTTTTCTGTACCGTCTGGATCTGGGTCTACTGGTTCCTCTTCTTCCGGCAAGGGTGAAAGATCCAGATACTCTCTGACCCGGTTTTGCGTGTCTCTGTCTACGGTTCCAAGCAATCCAGCTTGTGAAGCCTTGACAACGTTCTCAATCCACTTCGGATCACGTGCCTCAGTAGCCAGAGAGAACGTCAGACGGGGGAAGAGGTCTTCATCGAGCTGGGGTATCGACCCAGCTGCTATCGCATTGCGACAGATACGGGGGATCAGGTGCTCATTGATGAGGTCACATACCGACTGACCATAGAAGCGGATTCTACGGACGTTCTCTTGCTGATCTTTGCTGTCAGCGAGAGCGTAAGAGCCGGTATCTCCGAGGCCGACAAGGGAACCGGTGCTTTGGAGGGCTAGGCTGATCTGTTCATCACAGTAGCGGCGGAGGCTCTCGAAGTCCGGGAGCTTTCCGTTAGGGCTCAACCACTGGACGCCGTACCCGGTACCTACCTTGATGATAGGTACATCGGTTCCGGTCGATGCTGAGAGTACGTCTACGACCTTCTGAGCTTCATCTTCATCTTCAAACGGAGCATCCGACGTGACGAACACATAACCAGCGCCGTGACTCTCATCAGCCGCAATCTCGATCTGTGTTACGAGCTGCTTTGTCTCCACCCATCTCACAACCGATCTGAGTGCCGACCGCCCTTCCAGGTCCAGCCCAACGCCGGTCGAATAGAGCAAGAGATCATCAGCGGAGATCGTGACGTTCGAGCCGGAACCCGGATAGGCGAATTCAGTGGCTACGTGCTCACGTCCGTCTTGGCTGAATAGCCATTTATCCACCGTGTTAGGCATCCGGGGAGCGAGCTTAGACACTCCACCATCTTCACGGTCGATGATCTCCCAGAGCATGAACCCGAAAACCCGATCTCCTAAGGTCCACGCCTTGAGGAAGTCTCTCCAGTGGGAGGGCTTACCTAGCAGGTTGCGCTTGATCCATTGAGCGTGGATCTCAGCCGCTTCACGGTCCTCTGGGGTTAAGCCTTGCTGTTCTTCGGTATCCCATTGACCACTAACCAGCCCCTCCCAACCTCCGTCAACGCTTGAAGAAACAAGCGGGTCACTGACATAGGTGTGATGATAGGTTCCGGGATCCCCACGGAGGCCGCGAGCCTGATATTCGAAATCAGCGGCCCGATCTTTGTTGATTGGCTTACCTGAGATGTACTGGACGTTTGGACGCCCTTGCTCAGAGGTCGCCAGTTCGATGGTCTCAGCTTGTTCGGTGGAGAGTGTTACCGTCTCCCATTGAACATCTTCGGAGTCCTCCACGGACTTCGAGAGCTGCTGAATACCGTACTTTTTATGAAGGTCATCTTGAGACATTGACGATCACCACGATCTTGAGATCCCGGATGAACGGGACGGTAAAGAGCCGACTACTTCGGTCGTGGTCGTGGTGAGGCGTCGTTGGTGGTCGTAGTGTCGGTAGGCTAAAGCGAGAGCACATACGCAATCATCATGTAGACTGGAGGGGGCCGAATAGCGGACCCCGTTGCGTCTGTATTCATATTCAAATACGTCTAGTTCTTCTCGGATCTCACCATCTGGGAACCGGATCTTCTGACCCTGAATCCCAACAGCTAGACCCTCCATCAGTTGTTGCTTTGACTTCGGTGAGAATACGAAGCCCTCAAAGTAACGAGATCGCCTTTGGAGGTCTTCTGTAACCGGGTCTCCACCCCCCGTTGAGTCTACGAGAGCGGGAGCGTCTGTAAGCCTGACGATCTTGTCTTTCGTCTCTGGCCAAGGCACCTGTTGCCACCGGTGAAAGCGGCAGACCCTACCCTCTTTGTCGATGCCGATACCTACGGTCCAGTCCACGGACTTAGCGAGATCCCAGCCCCAGGCTATGGGGTCGGTATCTGGCATCTGAGAGATCAGACACGAGTCAATAGCTTTGAGGCCGAACGGGTTCCCCCCGTCATCAGCCGGTTCGGCAAGATAAAGCTCACGGAACACATGATCCGGGAGTGTCTGGCGAGCATCATCCAGCTCTTCTTGTGGGAAGACACCGGCTTCAACCGCATCAACCGCCGTGAGCTTGAAATGAGCGTGGTTCTCACGGTCCCTAGCGGCTCTGCTACCCTTGTAGAACCAGTTGGATCTCCCTTTGACGTTCCCGATGATCCTGATCGGCCCCTGAGTAGCTGTGAGGGTGGACCGAATCGCGTGAAATGAGGTCTCTTTGACCCGTGAAGCCTCATCAATGACGGCTGCAAAGACATCTTCACCGTAAAGGGAATCCGCTTTATCAGCGCTCTTGAACCAAATCTTACCCGCACCATTTAGGGTGATTGACTTTTCGGTAAGATTGGCTGTGAAGATCTCTCTGGGTAGGTACTCACGGAGCCGGTCAAACGCCATTGTCGACTGTTTTGAGACCGGAGCTACCCACCAAAAGTTAGCCCCCTCGTACGGAGCTTTCAGCGCCTTAGCGAGGATCCAGACCAAGCAACCGAACGTTTTACCGGCTTTGGTACTGGCCTCAATCCACGAATAGCGCTCCGGTGCGAATATCGAGCGATATTGCAACGGGTACAGCTCAGGTAGATCTATTTCTACGACTTGAGGCATTCAGACTCGTTTGGCGTCCCGATCCATTTAGTCGTGGTCGTTGGTGGGATCTGGGAGGTTGAGGGAGTATTTGACCGAGCCGGAGTGCTCGACACGGTCAACATAGATCTTGTGAAACTTCGCCAGCAGCTCCAGAGCACGGACCTTATCGGAGGGTCTGACCCAGCCATCATCTACACGTGCAAAAGCCATGTAGGTCAGCTCAGAGAGCACCTCATTAGCTCCGGCCCGCATCTCTTCGAGGCGCTCTTCAATAGCCTCGAGGACGCGGGGATTTTGCATGTTGTCGGCTGCTGAACTCACTGGATGCGCATAGTTAGCCATCCTAGCTGCCTCAGTAGCGTTGAAGCGTGCTTCACCTACGTAGGCTTCTACAAAGGCTGGAAGTTTTCCGGTGAGCTTTGGCATATGGATCTTACGAAATATAACGTGGCAAGGAGCACCTCTGGAGCACCTCTGGAGCCGCTATAGATGTGTGTTACAAAAGGAATACCGAGAGGGGACGAAAAAACGACCCCCGATTAGGCGCAAAGGTATAAGCCTAATCGGGTTTGAACTTCGCCTCTCGGCGGCGAAAAGCAGCAGTAGCTTCCAGCACCCACAAGAAGGATATGTCAGTGTTGGAAAAGCACATCATGCCAGAGGGGCTTTCCTGCGTCTAGGGTTGGTGACTACCTCTTGGGTCTAGCGGCCATTCAGTGAGGCTTGCAGCGCCTCGATGAGCTCGTCACGGTGATGCTCGAGGAAGTCGCGCGAAGCACAAACGACGTCGGCCTGGTCGGCCGTGCGAAGCGCGTCACACTGTCGGAGGGAGTAGGCAATGTCGTCGAGCAGCTGGCCGGCGTCGACGAGTCC